TCATCTCATCAATGAGTTTTCCTCTCGCTTCATCTACGGAATCCCCATCTTTAATGAGCTTTTCAACAAAAGTGCCTCCGACTCCTAATGCAAGTGCTGCTTTTCTAATTTCTAGTCCTCGCGTCCGCTCGGAAGCAATGACGTCATTGGTGTTTTTTTGCATGACTCTCATCTCGATTCTTTGTTTTTTTCTCACTGCGGAATGAGGATCCGCAGGAACTCCCACTAAGCTAATTTCATGGGGCGTCCAGGACGTGATTAGCCTGACTGGTATTTCATCTCCTGGCTGGGTAGCATCTTCGTAAGCATTCACGGAATAACCGACAGAGGTTGAGACAATAATTTTATCCTTTACGTCTTGGAAGATCGGATCTACATCAGGCCTTCGACTAAAGCGCACTTTTGCAACCCCATGATTCGTGCTGGGATCAATCCAAGCCTGACTCACGACTCCTAGAATATTACTGAGCCCATCTCGTGCATGGGAATTGAGCAGCGGAGCTTTCCCAGAATTGAGCCTTGAAAAATCCACCGCTCCAGGCTCAAGAGAAAGTACTTCTAAATATTCCTTTCCGTTTTCATCCTGCCTGACAACTCCTGCTCCTGTAGAAAAGACAAGTTCAACGGAGCGTTCCTTGTCTTCTTTTTCTTTTTTATCTTCTTCATCGTCTTCTTTTTCATCCTCCTTCTCCCGTTCTTCTTCGTCGGGATCAGGGGCGTCACGCTTTTCTTTGTCTTCATCTTCTTTTTTGTCTTCATTTTGATCACGATTGTTGATCAGATTTGGCATGAGGTGGCTCCTTTAATAGCTTGAGCTGGGGTTGAGGTTTTTGAATTTCAGTGGAGGGGTCACATTCGAGGCGTAATCCAAGTTGCTTGAGTTTTTCAAAGTCCCTAGCGGCCTCTACCATATGAGGTTCTGGGTCTTTTCCTAAACTTCTTAAAGCTTCACTGTAGGTGACAAACCCAGATCTCACTTCAGTTTTTAAAGCTTCTACTTCATCTGTAGGATTAATCATCTCGCGCTTAGGAGGAACCCAGTTGACCGTCACATCTGAAGTATCAATCCCATACGCTTGTGCAGTATTTAAAAACAGATTCCACACCGGATCACAAAGCTGAGGAATGAGCATCTGAGACTGCCAAGAATCGATATTCCTAAACATTTCAATCCAGCCCATTCGTCCACTTGAGAAATTCACGTTCGAAAGATCCGAGCTTAAACATTCAAAAGTAATTCCCAATGCTGAGGCAATGGATTTTAAATGATGATTACAATACTCTCCATAATTTGTGGCAGGTTCCGGTGGTTGAACTAGGCTAATGTCCTCACCTGGATTGAGTCTGTACACCATCCCAGGCTGAATATCGGAAAGCTCCTCTTCTTCAGGCAGGACTGTATCTCCATTTAAATTTTTGATAAATACTGCAAAACAAGCAGTGAGCTTCTGGTGCCTCAGTACCGCCTGCTGATAATCATGCAGATCTTGAAGCGCAAGAAGGCACTGATGAAACCAAGACACACCACGAACCGCTCCTGGACGATCGATGCGGTAAATATGCAGCACTTCATCAGCTGGAATAGGAATCGAAGCACCGGAATAACTTTGATAAGATTGGAGATTCAGAAACCCACCTGGGTGTTCTTTAAAAAGCCAGTAAGCAAACCGATCGTACCTCGTATCTGAAACTTTTTTAAATTCAATTCCTGATGTGATGTAGCCTGTCTCAGTCCGATATTCTTTATAAGTGTCCAGATAGTCGGGTTCCAGTACCTGAAGCTGGTATGGAATTCTTGAGCTATTTTTTGACTTAACCTTCCTTACTAAACTTTCTCCATCACTGCCAATTGTCCTTAAGGCTTGGGCTTGAATGGAATAGAAATTTTGACGGCCTTCGATATCGATTGCAGGAGTTTCAGCCCACTCCTGCCAAAGTTGAGAAAGCGTTTTGAGCGTTTTTTCATTCTCTGATCTAATCTGTGGAACTATGCCAGCACCTACCGTGTTGTGGACAATGGTTTGTAAGGCCCGATGAGCATAAGGAGAATCCCTAAGTAAAGAGCGTGCACGGTTGGCCATGATTTGGCCTGCAATACGATTCTCTACATTGGCACTCGTTCGAGTAATTAAGTTCCAACTTCGATTGTCTTTAGAATAACTTGCACCTTCATAATATCGATTGAAGAGCACATGGAGTGCACTCTTCAATCGTTTCGCGAGCGTAGGCTTGTGGTTGGTCTGATAGTTCATCGTGTAAGCCTGCCCGTATGAAAATTAGGATAAAACTTTTGTGACTTCTTTCCACGTGATGCTGTTACGATTTGAAGGGTTCTCATCATCTCATCCAGTGATCGATAGGTAACGGATCTGTCCCCGTACGAAACGGTTTGAACACCTTTTTTAATGGCGTTTGTCAGTGTTTCAATATCTTCGTCTGAGAATTTGAGATTCACCTTAGACATCTAGTAATAGTTTTACGTCTAAATAATTGACTGAGATAGGGCAAAAAGGTGACTGGAGAGTCAACTTTTTAGCCTTCTTAGTCTCATTTTATTTCTTGACACTATAATGCCATATATGGCATTATAGCTTTTGTGAGACTAGAGAAACTTCCTGAGTTTGACAGCTGGCTTGGTGGGATACAAGACAAACAAAGGGCTTTGGTAGAGGCTAGACTGTTTAGACTTGAAACTCATGATCACTTTGGCGATGCAAAAAATATTGGAGATTCTTTAGCTGAACTCAGATGGGCAAATGGGATGAGAGTGTATTTCACTAGAAGAATAGATGCCCAGGGAAACATTGTTATTTTACTTTTAGGAGGATTTAAAAATGGACAAAAAAAAGACATCAAACAAGCGAGGCTTCTCCTTAAACAATATCAAGCCAGTCCAACTCAAAAAGGGAGTCACCCTTGAAAAGCATGCTCCAAAAGAAAGTTTAAAAGATCCTAACTTTGTCTATAGTGCTCTCATGGAAGCCCTCAAAGAAGGGGACTCGCAGTCATTTAAGGAAATTTTATCTGCTCATCTTGAAGTCATCAATAAAGAGGCCTTTTCAAAACGAGCTAATATTCCAAAGAGAACATTATTTAGAATTCTTTCTCCTGAAGGAAACCCAACCTTAGATAATATTGCAAAACTGGTTTATGCTTTGAAAGCAGCTTAAATTTATAGATTTGTCCACTTCATGAGACTAGAAACTAGTTTTAGATTTTTTCATTATTTGACTCGCGCTTCTATAGTGGCCACCTGTGTAACCAGTAACGTGCATGCAAATATGGCCATTCCTACGGTTGCAGTGTCAATTCCTGGAATGGTTATCTAAGATTCATATTCAACAAAAAGTGACTATCATGTCGTATCGCTTGCGCTTTATCTGTACGTCCTGCTCGCTCATAAGCATCGATCACTAAGTTGTACGATTCTAAATTTGGGTGAGCATCAATTCCTATCATAGTTACAAGAAATGCTTCAGCTTTATCTGGAAGTCCCGCTTTTACATAGGCACTAAGAACCACATTGTAAGAGGTTATGTCAGGATGAGCATCAATTCCTATCATGGTTGCAAGAAACGCTTCTGCTTTATCTGGGGGTCCCGCTTTTGCATAGGCACTAAGAACCGCATTGTAAGAGGTTATATCGGGATGAGCATCAATTCCTATCATAGTCGCAAGAAACGCTTCTGCTTTATCTGGTAGATTCCCATTTGAATAAGCATTAATGACTGAATTATATGATTTTAAATTTGGATGAGCATCAATTCCTATCATAGTCGCAAGAAACGCTTCTGCTTTATCTCCGTCTCCTAATTGTACATATGCATTAAGAACAGAATTATAAATACTCACACCTGGATTCATCCCGCATGAAATCATTTCCGTCAGTAATGATTTAACTTCCTCTGCGCACCCTTTTTTTTCATACATTTTAATGACTGAAATATAAGCCTGCTTAGGCTTAATCCCTTTAGCCATCTTCTCAGAAAGAGCTGCTTTCATTTCATCCATACAGTCATTACCACGACCCATAGCAAAGCTCGAAGACTCCAACATAAAAGCCAAGCCAAACCCTAAGCATGGATAAATTGAAAGAAGCAAGTAAAACGTGCTAACCAATGAGTTCTTTTTCATAAAATACCTCTATTATAGAAGCCCATCCACTGAAGGACGGTTGCACTATAACATCTGTATGTAAATTTAACATTCTATTTTATAGCTTTAGGCTAGACTGCTTTTATAGCTAAGAATAATATTAAATAATTGAAAATTTCCCCCTCCTTGAAACTGGTTTTATCGGTTCATCTATCTCCAATCTCAATTCAGATTTGAGTTGGTCCCAATGAACTTTTTGAAAGCGGTCTAGCCCAACTAAGTAAGCTGCGGCACGAGCATAAACCCTCATATCGAGCACCTCATTCCTATAGAACTTTTTCCATTCATACTTTGTAAAACCATTTACAACTTTTGAAACAAGCTGCTCCGATGTGAGCTGTTTAAAGTATTCTTCGTCATACTCGGGAAAATGGCAGTACCCAGGAGGATACGCCTCCCCGTCAAGCGGTTTTTCTAAGCGAAGCCAGCCATAGAGTTCAGCTTTAATCGCTTCGCTCCCCAGATTCCAGGCGTTGCTCCGACCAGACCGTCCAGCTAAATGTGTGGTCCCCTTCTTAGTTGGCTCAGCAAGTACAAACTGATTCGGCCTACTCCTCACAGGAATCACTCTATTGGGCGGGTATTTCCTGCACCAATTACAAACAATGCTTGGAAGGTATCCAGAATCCACAGCCATAAGCTTGATGCCAATTGTAATGCCATTATGTAGTGTCCAGTGACGAATCATGAGTTTATCTAACTCCTGCCAAGGAGCTTGGGTACTTGGATTCCCTGGAAAAATGAAATGCTCGATAGAATAGGATTCTTTTGTTTCTTTCCAACCAATCACTTCAGCCTCAATCCGATCTTGCTGGACATCAACCCCTGCTGTAAGGAAAAGAACACCTTTCGGAATGCTCCCAAGAGGATAATCTTCCCTTCTCTCATAGAGCCTTCTCCACTCGGGAGCATCCCCTTTTTCTTCCCAACTCTCACCAAGAACAGTATTCACAAAGACTTTGAGTTTTTGCGTATGACCTTTGGCTGTTAAAAAGTGATCCACAATTTCAGACCACCTACGCCAAGGGCTATAAAGTTCATTTAAATGAAAACCAGCAGTGCCATTAAATTCCTTTGTCGGGATCCATTTGCCCTGACGAAGCATTGCAAGCTTTTTTGCTTCCTCAAAAGTTTTATCGCAATTTTCACAATGATAGGTGGCTGTTTTTGGATCATTGTCTTTCCATTTGAGCTGAGGAAATTTAAAAGTTTGCCAATGCTGGCAATGATAGCACTGCACATGAAACCTTCTTTGATCACTCAGTTCAAAGGCTTGTTCAATTCGAGATCCCTTAACGGTCGGTGTGCTGGTTAGAAAAAGTTTTCTGTTTGGAAAATTATTTGTCCTTCGGGTTGCAAGGCTGATCGGATCTCCTTCGACACCTGCACTTGCAGAATACCGATCCACCTCATCACACATAAGAATTCGAATAGGTCGTCCTGCCAGCTTTGAAGGAGCATTGGCTCCTGCAAAGGTAATGCTTCCTCCATGAAACTTTTTATGAAACAAAGTGTTTCCGCTATCCCTGGAACGTGCTTCCTTTACCCTCTCTTTCAGACAAGAAGTGTCCCTGATCATCGCAGCCACACGATCCTTAGAAAAAGCACTTGCGTCATCCAAATTGGGCTGGATGAGCAGAATAGGACAAGGATCATGAACAATGAGATAGCCCAATAAATTTTCCAAAATAGTTGATTTTCCCACCTGAACACTAGTCATGACTACCGAGGTATGAACCTTGGGGTCAACCAACGTATCTTGGATTTCTTGCTGAAAGGGGGCACGCTTGGAATTGTACTGACCAGGTTCAGCAGCCGATTCCTGAGAAAGCTTGCGGTGCTGGTTTGCCCATTCAGTCGGTTTTAACTTTGGAGGAGGTGCCATCAAGAGGCGAATGTTCAATAAACTCTTTTGAAGTGATACTAGCATTGCTGGACAACTCAGTGAGGGCTTCATGGATAAACTCCTTTAGAGTCATTTCTATTTCTTGAGGTGTTTCTAAATCATGCACAATCAGAGATGCCCGAGATGGCAGAGCAAGCATTCGAGATCGAAATGTGGAGACCAGGGCAGCCCATTCCTTCTCTGCGATTTCTAATGGGACTAACTTTTTTTTCATGAGGCCTACTTCAAGCCTGAGCTTCTGCGCTTTGGCCTCAGCTAAACGAGCTTCGGATTTGTCGCGCAAAATACGGTAATCTGTTAAAGATTTAGGTTCTGCACTAGGACGATAGAGCAGTGGAAGAACTTTTCTTAAATCATACAGAGTCCCACAATTTCCGTTTTCCTGTTCTGGCGTGATGGATTCCAGACGCTTTTTAATCGTCCGAAAGCTTTTTCCAGTTAAAGTCATGAGCTCATTGATAGAATACAAATATTTTGAAAAGCTTTGTGATTTCATAATGATGATGACTCGAATAAAAAATTTCTGTTGCTAGCTTTATAACGCGCTCGCAGGCACCTGCGTTGCTTCTCCAGGGAAAGGACCCACATAATATCTAGTAGAATATATTATATACGTCATATTTTATCCTGCTTGTTGATCTATCTTCCTGCCTGATTCTAATTGTTCAATAAACTCTGCATACTCAGCATCAGACACACCGCCTTTGAGTCTTCGCCTAATCATCTCGCAGCGGTATTGAATCTCTTCATTGTTTGGAAATGTATCGCCTTGCATGAAGCCGTGTGCATCCTGCTTATGCTGGCGCTTCTGAATCTCGTATACTTTTTCTCTGCCTTTGGCCACTGCTTCTCTGAATTCAGCAAGCAATGGAGCCTGGCGATAGCTACCGATGAACTCGTTCACAGTTCGAATAAACCAACTTGCTGGCATGTCTTTCACTTCCTGCCATAAAATGAAGCATCGCTCATCCGCATAAGCTGCCTTACCGAAAGTCTTCACAAGCCTAACCATCTGAGAATCAAATTCGAATTGAGTCATTCGCCTAAGCCTCGTTCTTTCAAAATGCGACCAATGCTGAACTGATTTAAATCATTGGGGTCATTTCCCGTATTTAATGCATTGGAAACTTTGTTAAGATTGTTTGTAAACGTCGTAAAGTCATGAGCCTTCTTGAGAAACCAATCGTCCTCCATCTGGCAATAAACTTGGATTAAATTACAAGCCTGGTCCACGGGAACGCTGGCTAATAGCTGATTCATCTGACCAATCGTTTTGCCGTCAATCACAGGCCTGCATTCCGTTCCATATCGCTGCTGGTAGGCCGTGACATAGCTCGCAATGAATTGTCGGGTATGCATGGGGTCTGCCTTGGATCGCTTGAGTTTGGGTGCTTTGGTTTCTGTTTGTGCTGAAACTGGAAGTGTTTCAGGGGACTGCGCCAAGGAGAAATCCTCGGGCTTCAAATTCTTCTCTGAACTTGTGGATTCCTCTTCTCCTTGCTGGCCCTGTCCCCGGTTTTCAGCGGAGTCAGCAAAATCTTCCGATTGAACTTCTGTTTGAGTCAAGTTTACAAAACCAGAATTCACGGGAGAAACAGGTGCCGCAGGCAACTTTTCTCCCTTTAGTTCTTCTTTCTTATTCTTATTCTCTTCTCCTTCTCCAATAGATTGTCGTTTTTGAACAACGTCAATGTTGCTTGCTTGCTGAACATCTGCCGATCCAAAAATTTTAACTATTTTTCCTGAATTATTTTCACCACTTGATACATGATCGGGGCTGTCATTCCCTTGTTGTTGATCTATTACTGGTTTGCTGTTGATCTGCCGATTTTTTAGGCTATTTTCAGGCATTTTGTCACTATTTTCGACTATTTCAGTCTCCCAATGAGTAATCGAAATCACCCTCCCTTCCTTCGCTGTGTACTGTTGAATTCTTCCAAGTGCTTCCAAAAGTTTTAAATCGCGCCTGACTTTACTCAATGCTTTTTGCTGATTCGATTGCGCTAACTGCTGTAGCGACGTAATGATTGACCCAGCAGGAAAAGTGACTAACTTAGAATTCATCCACACTTGAATTTCAAATCGTGATGCCATACAAAGCAGCGTAGTCCACAGCCCTAGCACCTCGTAGCGTTGACCGATGAGACCAATATCCTCTCGATAAAACTTTACCCAACCACTTTCAAATCTACTCATACTCGCTTTCTTTCTTAGGTTCGAGACTGAGTAAAATTATACCGATATGAAAATGTACACTAGTGTCTAAAATGACAAAAATTAGACTGGATATTGTAATGTTTTTATCTACAGTAAAAAATGAATAGTAGTAAACAAGTTACTCATTATTTAATTCATCTTGAGCTTTCACTTTATGCGAATCAAACCAGTCCATGAGCTGCTCTTTTGTAATACTGCTCGCTGCACATGCTTCAATGACTTCAGCTAATGCATTTATTCCCGTGCTCTCGTCAATCGGATACTGTAAATCCCACCCATTCAGGTTGAGAAAAGTAATTGCCACTAAAGCTCCAGTGCGTTTGTTCCCATCCATAAAAGCGTGGCTCTTGACAAGATAGAAACACAAAGCTCCAGCCAACTTTGCCACTCCACCCAGTTGAAATGGATACGCACCTGGATAAAAAGCAGTATGAAGAGCACTCTCTACTTTTCCAGGATCGAAACAATGATGAGGGTTTCCGCCTTGCTGACAAAGGTATTTATTGGTCTCGATGACTTGAGCAGCAGTAGGAATAAGAATTGGACTCACTTCAACTTATCCATTGCTTTCTTGTGCTTTTTAAATGACCGCTCAACCGATTCAGACCATTGCTTATCGTCGACTGGGAGAAGCTCAATCCTGTGAGGTTCAGAAATAAATTTCTGAAGAGCCATAGTAATCAATTGTGGGAACTTAATTTTATTCTGATTCATATAGTTCTCAACTTCAGACTCTAACTCATCATCTAAGCGAACAGTTTTTGGCAATCCCATAAAGGAAAGATCTCCTGTAGTTAAATTACTACAAACAACTACATTTGTCTACAATAAACGCTAAGTTATTAATAATATAGACTTATTTTAGCTGATCGCCTCATTTAAATTCCTTCTAAATATCTGCTCATACCTCTGCTCAATCGTCCTCTTAGCAATCTCATCAAATGGAAAACGTGCTGGGATTTGAACATCTTTTTTCATCACGTAAATCGTCTCCCTCTTCCATCCACGCTTCCCCGTGTGATGAGCCCGCTTGCGATGGACTGCGTTGGGGCGCTTCTTGTTCCTGCGACTGGCTACCCTTTTTTGTTTGAGCAGCAGAGGAGACTTGGACACAGCACCAGGAACCAGGAGATAACCTTTCTTCTGAAGCAATTGACTCACCCAGAGGGGCTTACCAATGACATCACTGACGTTAGGCCTAGCTCCTAGTTGTTCACCTCGTGCTTTAGGAACTCCCAGCCATGTACCATTCTTTCCAGTCTTCATACCTCCAGACACTTGAAGGCCAAAGAACGGAGCTACTGAGCCAGCCTGGGAATAACAGAAAGGCCATTGCTTTTTATCTGCCATGGTCTTGCGAAAGGAGCGGATGACATATTTATTCCTCAGCGTAAAATACTTCCCCAGTTCTTGAATTGCTGCACTGTTGACTTCACCTGCTAGATCCGTGAGTGTTTTCGAGGTCACATATGGAACGTGCTTACCACCGATGATCTTCACCCACTCGCCAAGAGACTTAAAATCTGCTGTGACTGAGTAGCGGATCGTCATGCGATTTTATCCTTTTCCATTTCAACCTCATAGATTGCCTGATTCAAAACTGGAATGGGAATACCTAAAAGTGAAGATACCCTATTTACAATTCTAATAGGAATTAGTCTCCTACCGTATTCAATATGACAGACGCTAGAAACACCTTTATAACCTAGCAAGTAAGCTAATTCTTTTTGACCAATTTCCTTTTTTTTGCGTGCTTGGGCAATCATCAGCCCTAATCGTTTTGCAGCAGAAAGAGAGACATCTTTTTTTATAACTGGAAATGAGTTAAATTTTTTAATCTGAAGTTTTTTAATCTTTTTATAAAGTGTATAAACTGGAATACCGAGTTTATTTGCAGCAACTGATCTTTTATCTTGATACTTTTCTAGCGCAACAATAATCAACTCTCGCTCTAAATCATGAAGCTTTAAACCTTGCTCTATACATTCAATCATCAGTTCAGGGATTCTAACTTGTGATTGCATCGTCTTACCCCCGTTACTGGATCTCCTCAACTCGAATCCTGATATATCCCTTCCCCCGCTCTACCTTCTCCCATTTATATTCAGGTATTCCAATATTACTTATTTTGTCATCTTCCAGGACACCACACTCCACTAAAGAATCCACCGTCGATTTGAAAGAACTTGCGAGGTTATCGGGATCTATGGAAGAGGAGGCGCTAAACCGTGTTAGAGTCAGCTTTGCCCTTTTCAGCGGCTTTCTTGGGATGAACCCACGAATAGAGTATCTCACCTTATCTTTTTGATCTCTGACATTTCTCGCTTGAATTGCCCAGTGCATTCGACCAGTACGATTAACCGTTGGTGGAAGACCTGGAATCGTCACATCTAGCACATACCGTTCAGGAGCTAATTGAATTGCTTCCATATGTTCCCCCTTCAATCACTCAGTCCAAGTTCAAGTAAAAGACTGTCTTGTAGGGGGAGATGAAAATATTCTGAATTCTGCATGATGCGTGAAAATGCCCTCATGAGATCCGCTTTTGTAATGGTCACCTTCTTGATTTCCACTTCCCAATCCATCGCTGAGATATCTTCTTTTGAAAATAAAAAGGTTTCTCTCCCAAACATACACCTATGCCAATACGTATCTTTACCTCGTTTAAATCTCTTTCCTGTTTGTATCGCTTCTTGAAGTGTCATAGTTTTATCATTCCTTATTTAATTTTTTCTCACTTAAAAAGAAAGATCAGCTTCATGAGATGGCTGAGCTTCAAATTTTCTGACTTCCTTCACCTTGGGCCTCATCCGTTCTTGTCCTTGGCTATTGATATAAGTCTCGTTCTCAATTTCACAAACAATCGTATGACCTAAAATATCCCCTGTATCATAGTGTCCTGTTTCATACTTTTCATCTCCAGCAGCATGAATCAGATCTCTAAACATGCCAGCTCCACGCCCGTGAATAGGAGTATTGTGGAAGATTTTAAGTTTCCCACTGGGATCAAGAGCAAGCTCCCAAGAAATATATTTTGTCCCTGTTGTTTCGCTTGTCTTAAGCTCTGCTGCTTGAATTCGACAAGGGTAAGTCCCTGGATGAATGGGCTTGAAAGCTTCGCTAAAATCTGGGTTCACTATTGGGCACATGCTAGGTTCTCCTGGTTCAATGCTAAATATTTTTCTAAATCTGCGTTTAGAAATCTTAAATGCTCATCCCCTTTTTGTTTTGAATTGGGACAAAGATAGCCCGTTCCTGAGCTATGTAAAACGACTTCAGCCTGGCAAGTATGACAGTGAACTCCTGATGTTTTTATAGGCTCGGAAGTGTTTTGAACTGGCTTTGCTGACTTGAGCCATTGCATCAGCAGCTCGCCCGTTTCTTTTGTTGGTTTAAAAATCTGGCCATCAAAGAGTGAGGTTCTGTCTTTTGATATTTGTGCGTGATGATCCATCCCCATATCAAAAACAAGAGCGAATTCAAATTCCAGTCCATCTCTTTGCTGAGGAGCCATTCCTACTTTTTTAGGAACTGATTTTCCTTTTTCGTTCAGTTCTAAAACATAATCTTGCTTAGATCTCATCGTGCAAATCATGTGAATCTTGGCATTCAAAATCGCAGCCTTAAGTTGCTCGTGCTCTTTCGTGATCGATGACCAATTTGTGTATGAATTTCCCCCTCGTGAATCTAAAGCCTCTTTCTTTGCCAGCAGTCCCCCTTCTCCCATCCAGGCATGAGAAAGAGAATCGACAATCACAACGTCGTAGGCCGCACTTTGAGCTGCTTTAATTGCATCAACATATTTTTGAATCGTATAAGGCGGAGCAATAGTCAGAACGTCAAACTTGAACCGATCCGCATAAAGATTAGCGCTGCCATTTTCAGTATCGACCACTGCAATTTTATCCCCCATCCCAGAAGCAATAGAGAGAGCTGAGAAACTTTTTCCAGAACCTGATGGCCCTAAAATCGCTAGCTTGAGATTTGTTTGAATTCTCTCTGCAGGCTTAAAAGTCGCAGTCATATTTTAATTCTCCCAATCATGCGCATTCCACTTCTGTTTCATTTTCTTCAAAAATTTCACCAAACCGATATCCATCCATTTTTCTTCGAATTGTTCGGGTTGAAATCCCAATCGCCTTTGCTGCTTTACTCTTATTCCCGTCGTAGAGAAATAAAGCAGATCGAATCAACTCTTTTTCAAAATCGTAAATTGTTTTTCCACTTTGAATTAACTTTACAAACTCTTCCCTGCTCATCGTTGCCACCTCGATCGTTGTAATTTACGTGAACTTTAGATTTAATCAACTGGGCATATTGTCCATGTTTTTTATTGATGAAGCTTTAAAGTCTTCAATCATTTCAATGAGTTCAAAAAATGAATCGGCACATTGACTCACAATTGAATGAGCCCATACATCAAAGAAATCATGATTCAAGCAATGGAAAATGTAAGAATTAGAGAGTCATGTTTTGTCCATATTCCCTATATTTTAAGTGTTTTCTTGACTAAAAACAGGGTGAATTGATCTGCTGATTTTTATTTATAACTGGAATTGATTTTATTCCTATGAGGTGGGCAAAATGCCCACATCGGTTATGAACCAAAGATTGAGGCTCGATTCCATGCGCATTTTGCTTCGAGGGAGGTGGAGAATTGATATTACTTTCCACTGGAATATCTTGCTTGACTAGGTTTGCCTCAACACTTGGAGTCATCTCGATGGATTGTGGATCCACTTTGGGTGAATCTTGATTCGTATTAGATTCAGTTGTGACCTCTTCTGAAATTTTTTCTTCCTGTTGAGCCTCTGGTGCCTCAGCCACCATGGGCCTTCCCTTCTCGTCCCAGTTCTTAGAAGCAGAAAGTTGCTGTAACCTGCCTCCAGGGGTGCAGCTTGGATCAGCGTAGGCTTTAATCATGGCTTTGAGAGTTTCCCCTTGGAATGCTTTTAAAAACTCTGTCTCCGCACTTTCCCACGCTTCAGCTGAGGGTTGCTCAGTCTGCTCGATAGGAGGAGGGGCTGCAACCCTATCATCCGGTTTCCCATAAACAACTGCTTCACTCTCACATTTTTTAGTTTTGATTTGCTCCCAGGTCCGCTGAAGGATAGGCCATTTCCCCTTGTTGAAAGTATTTTTTAGCATCCCAATCACTGAAGTTTTAATAGGCTTTCCAAAAAGATCAGTTTTCTTTTCCTCGCAATAATTCACGACATCGCGAATCAACAAGAGATCATTCGGATGTTGCCGAAGGATTTCAAAAAATACTCTTTCCTCTCCTTGCTGATCTGACTCCCCTAACTGCTGCCACCTCTCCCTAAAGATTTCCTTTAGTCCTAGACAATCTGATCTGATTTCTATCAAATCAGAATCAGAATCATGATGTGGATCATTTTGAACCAACTGTTGGCTCAAAATGATCTGACAGTTGGTTTCTTTTGATCCAACTGTCACTTTTTCCGTGCTGAGTTGGTTCATATTGATCTGACGAGTTGGTCCATTTTGAACCGACTCCAGAAAGGACTGCTTAGGGAATACAAACGGTTTGAGAACCCGATATAGATTTCCTTGGTTATGATTCGATTCGATCTTTTCAAGATACTTCTTGTGCTGAAGCGACTTGATCACTCGCTTTGCTGTTGCTTCCCCCAGATTAAGACTTCGTGCAACAAAGCTTGCCGCAAATCGCCTCTCTCCCTCGTAACTTTGATCAGTCTCCACGTACTTCTCAAATGCTCGAACTGTAAAAAATAACAGGACCCACCCTTCTATCGGGCTTAATTTACCAAATTGAGAAGATATAAATTGTACTCTTAACTCGGTTGTGCACTTTTCAGAATGTTCTTGTTGCTTAATCACTGCTGATACTCCTGTTGTTATTCTAGAACACGTGTGTTTACTGATGCTTCAGACAGTCATGAATACTGTCCTCATGAGCTTTCCTTGTTGCGATTTAATTTTCCTGGAGTCACAGCCAGGTAGCCCCACACAATCAAATTCAGGAAGGGCACAAAGGCTGCTATGGCAAGCATGCAGGAATGGGTTCCCTCCCCGTAGATGTCTCTGGCTCGCTTGGTAAAATTATGAAAATGCATGACCAGGCCTAAGCTCAGAAATGCGATCATGCCAAAGGCATACAAAACATGAAAAAGTATTGGTGAGTTTGGACGTAGCACGCTGGAATCCAAGAACCCACATCCCAATGCAACCAAAGATTGGCTGACGGATAGAACTCCAAAATTAAATAGAAACTGTGCTCGATGAATTGAACCTGAGAATTCTAGGAAATCAACGATTGAAAACTGAGATTGATCATCTTCCATAACCCTCTCTCCAAATAAACTTCTCTACAATTAGAGAAAGCGGATTAAACACCATTATTTTAAAAAATATTTTGTCTTGTAGACGATTAGACTTTCTACTTTTTTAGAATGTGTTAGAAAGAAGGTGCTTGTATTCTTTCTAATAAAATTTTAGAGGGCAATTGGTTTCACCCAAGAGCCCTCTTTTAAAAAATTTTTTCTAACATCAAAAATCCTTTCAAAATTTGTACTTCATAGAAGCCATTCATTAAGTACAAATTAACTCCATTGCTTCCATAACTATGTGCTCTTATGGCGTGAGCATTAAGCACATACAGCAACTTGTATGCCAACTATTCATTAAAAATGAAAAATTCTAAGTATTTAAATTTGCTACTGTTTTAACTGTTTTTTTAGTTTTTAAGAAAAATACAAAATATAAACTTTTATCTGAAGAAAAATTTTTCTCAGGTGGTAATTTTTTGTCATCGTTAAAAAATTTATGATACTAGAAAAGCAAATTACCTCAATAAAGTAGATGCAATATTTGATTCCATCAAACTAATTTGCCTTCAAATACTAATATTTATGAAAATCAATATAATACATTTAGATGATAGCCAATTAACAATCTCAGAATTGAAAGACTCATTTTTTATTTATAAAAATTTGAATTTTGATATTAAGCTTCATTCATTTACTAAAGTAGATGATTTTAACCATTTTGTTAATACTCAAAAATGTATAGATATATTTTTACTTGATATAGATTTAAAACACAAACACACAAATGGACTACAGATTGCAAAAATTTGTCGCACTCAATTTCCGAACTCAGTTATATTAATGTTATCTGTTTTTGATGATGACTTTAATATTAATAGAGCTAAAGAAGTTGGAGCCGATGATTTTCTAACAAAAAATTTCAACGATAAAGAATTACCTGAACTAATTATTGCTACATACGAAGGGGTCATGTTCTCCAGGGGTGAGTTAAAATACTCTAGTCTCTTCCCAAAACTTTGCCGCAATTTCCCTTCATTTGCTGGACACACACTTCATTCAATTTCTATCACGGTTGCTAAAGCATTACGATCAGCAGCTTCTACAATTTACATTGAGGGAGAATCAGGTACTGGAAAAGAACTTGTCGCTAATATGATTGCTTCTTACATCCCTTCAAACTTACCATTTATTGCTGTCAATTGTGCTTCATTTCAAGAAGCTCTATTAGAAAGTGAACTTTTTGGTTACTCTAAAGGAGCATTCACTGGCGCCAATCAAGATAAAATTGGAATTCTTGAATCCATTAATGAAGGCTGGATCTTTCTTGATGAAATTAACAGATTATCACTTTCTGCTCAACATAAGCTTTTAAGAGCTATCGAAACAAAAGAAATTAGAAGAGTAGGTGAAAATAAAAATAGAAAAATTAATTTTAAAGTCATTTCAGCAAGTAATCAATCAGCAGATTGCTTGATAAAGTCAAATAAAATGGAACTGGATTTTTTTAACCGCATCAGTGATATTAAAATTTTCCTACCTCCCATTAGAAATAGATCAAAAAAAGAAATTGCAGATATCATTCAACACATAGCTAAAACACTTGAAGGAGGACCATATGTCGTATATCCGACAACACTACGTAGACTTGAGAACGCTACATGGGGTAATGGGAATGTAAGAGAGATAAGATGTGCTTTGGTAGAAATGACAGCATCACATGCAAATAAAGTACTCCTTATTAGCTCAATACCAAACTGGGTGTTTTCTAAAAAAGACACCAACTTAATCTCAAAAGAAGAAAGTTCTACTATACAAAGCAACACTCTATCTTTTACTTTTAATCCCGATCTTCCTCCTAGTTTTGATGATTTTATTCATGTCGTATTTTCTGAAATGGTAGAGCAAATTAAACTGAATTTTAAAAATAAAGGACTAGTTACTAGCGATAGAGTGCTATCACAATTAGTAAAACTTTCTAGGCAAACACTTCAAAAGTACTGTAATCAAACACCAGAAATTACATCTATTAAAGTAATAAAAAAATTACTAGTTAACACTGGTGCACACAAAACTATCGAACACCATAATGAATATCATGAAGTAACAACAGCACTTCATAATTTTTCATTATTTATCAAGCAATTTAGAAATAAAAAAATTTTTGATAATGTAGATATTGATGAAATACTACAAAATCTTGATCATTCATTTAATGTGCTTTCGTCATTTTTCCATGCGTATTTCACAGAAGAAAAGTAATCACATATTTTCTACATGTGTTATACTTTTTAAAAAATTGTGAGATAATTATGTTTTTTGATTTAGAAAATAAACCATTTGATATTGAGAAATTTGCTTCAGCCATACCAACTGATTATGTAAAAACTTTATTATGCAACTACAGCAGACAATCTAATTACTTCTCTTGTGCGACAGCATCATTAGCAATAGTATTAAACACAATAAAATTTGATAAAAAATTTAAAATCACAGACAAAGAACTTATAAGCTCGGCCCCTGTAAAAAAATGGTCTACTAGATTTACTGAAAAAGGAGATAATGGCGTGTGGGGTATAACCCTGGATGAGTTAGCAGAAATGACAAAATCTATCTTTAAATATTTTAATTTTGAAAATTTAATTATTTCTACATGCAAGATTAAGAATGACAATAAGTCAAAAAATAAAATAATAACCACATTAAACACATTAAACGATGAATTTTTTTTAATTGCTAATTTCATATCTAATTTTGGGATTGGCCATTTTTCTCCAATTGCAGGCTACAACAAAGAACATGACTCTATACTTGTTCTAGACACTTTCCACTCTGAGCCATATTGGGTTACAATGAATGCATTTATGCAAGGACTCGCTTCAAAAGATGGTAATTCTTATCGCGGATTTTTAACAATTAGTCACAAACAATAATATGCTTAGGTATTTTTTAATTATAATTTTATTTTTTGATTTAATTTTTGAAATTGTTTTTAAAGATAGTTCAAAATATTCAGGCGTTATCCATATTTTAGTTGAAATTATTTTTATTTCTTCTCTTTTCTTCTCTGTGATGCACTTTAAAAGTCAAACCCATAGAACAATTAAGATATTTTCTATAGCAGACCTAGTTGCTTGCACAGTTTATGGGTACTTTATCTATTATGTGAATCACGAGTGTTCAAATGATGCTCCGAACTGTTTACTATATGGAGTTCCGTTTAATATTGGTGCATTTTCTTTGATGTTATTTCTAAGGTCTATTATAAAACAAACAAGCATAAAACATATCAACCTTTTCTCTAACATTACTGGATTTGTTGTATTTAGTTTATATTGTCATATTTTTGTTTTTCCTCAGCTATTAAATCAAGATTTTCCACTTATCGTAAAAATCGTTGGTTCTATTTATTCCTTATTAGTTAGTTTTAATATTGGTTATTCAATTGTATTGCTTTTTTTATATTTTAGCATTCCAATTCAATTAATTTTATATTCTATTATTTTAAACTTTACTGCTGAAATTGCTCTCCGATCTAAAAATATAAATCCAACTTTTCTTGGTATTCAAGTATTTGAAAATATTTTTGTTTTAAGCATATTTTTTATGTTTTATGGGTTTGACTCGATTCGAAAACAGTCAATAAAAAAAGATGTTAGTATGAATGACATTTGGAACATCGAAATAAAAAAATATGTGCCAATAAGAAGTATTCGATCAATTACCGTTGTTTGTTTGTTCCTTGGATTCTTAACTCAATGGCTAATTGATAAGTTTGATATGATAAAAATGCAAAATTCTGTAGCAATTGCATCATCTCTATTAAACATAATGTTCATATTTGGAATAACTATTATGGCGGTAAATTTTTTTACTCGCCAACTTAGCCAAGTCTCACACATAATTGGAACATATGACGGTGTAATTTTGCGAGACCTTCAAAAATTATACACTTTCCACGAACTTTCTATTATCTTGTCAAAATTTAATATCCTTTACGAATCTATTAAAGAAAACAGAGATTATCATGCCAACGCTAATGCATTTTTTGCACACCATGTAC